ACCGCTCAAATATAGATTAGCAAATCTGCGACCAGCTGTACCTAAATTATATGTGTTATTAGCAGCAGGGATAATAGCTTGAGTTTGAAGCGTCGTAGCTATATTGTTGCCTACGGCCGCGCTCTGAACTTGAACTACTGTTGAATTACCTGATGCGGTAACCGTAGCCCCAACAAAATTTATCTGCGTAACACTGGTACCAACAGTTGAGCCTTCCTCTTTAATAGTGAGAGCTCCGCCACCACCACCAGCAACTGTATTAGCTTGCCATTTACCTAATGTGCTATTCCATACAAGAGCTTGTCCATTTGTAGCAGAATCAACAGAATTGATATCAACGTCATCAAGACGATTTAATTTTGTCTCACCAGATCCACCATGCTTTGCTGCTAATGCAAGACGAGTTGCTTGTGAGCTAACTCTTTGTGAAAGCTCATCAAATTTATTATTAAGCTTTTCTTCAACAGAAGACACGTCTCCCGAAGGGCCTTGAGGACCTACTGGACCAGGAATACCTGGAAGACCACGATCACCTTTAGGACCAGCAGGACCAATATCACCCTTTTCACCTTTTTCGCCCTTAGGACCTTGTGCTCCTACTGGACCAGGAATACCTGGAAGACCACGATCACCTTTAGGACCAGCAGGTCCACCAGATGGACCCTGAGGGCCCTCAGGTCCCTGAGGTATTCTACGAATTTCATCAAGCAGCTTATTTTCAACGCGGTCAGATTCATTTCTAGCAGCTTTTAATGCTGCGGCAAGGATCTTTGCTGCTTCTATGGATAAGGTCACCGCTTTAACCCTCTTGTTTTATTATCGATAAATTCATCAATCTCTGATAAATCTATATTAGTTATATCTACCGGATGATCATTTTCTAGTGATTCCATGACAAAAGTCATGTTTCTTACTAGAGCCTGCTCTTGTTCCGTTAATGGTTTATTTACCATAGATTCATTATCATAATTTTCATTTGTTTGTGGTTTTGGTTCATCCGGCATCTGTTCAGGTTCAGTTTTCTTAGCCTGAATTGCTTGATCCATTTGATCAGCCGAAGCTTCTTCCATTTCAGATTCCATTTCTTCAATTTCTTCATCAGTAAATCGAAGAACGTTTTTCTGCACCCATTCTTTTGTATAGAATTGATTGATATAAGGTGATATTGTATTCAGCAGCTGTAGTCGAGATGTCAATACCTCTTGATCTTTTAGCTCTGAAAAATAATTATCTTTTTGAAAATCATATTTGATATATGACCGCATCTCACGCCATTCTTCGCGTGACATCACACCTTTAAGCGCAAGCTGAATTTCCATGAGATGATCAAATAGCATTGTAAAACGATGACGGAGACGACCAATGAAACGAGAGAATTTTACTTCATCTCTAGTAATTTCATTTGAGCGGCCTAAGCTAAATTGACCATCTGGCTCAAGACGTGAAATCGGCACTGACAGTGATTGATATAATTTCTTTCTGAAATAATCAACATCCGCCATCTCACCTAGATTTTGACCACCAGGTAATGTAGTAATTTCTGTTCCGCGAGCACCTTCACGGCGCGGCAACCAGAAATCTTCAAGCATGGTCATGAATTTGCGGTCGTCACGAACCTCACCTGTCGATGCATCATATACCAAACGATTCTTATGACGAATCATCATATCACGCAGATATTGCTCGGCCTTAGGTTTAGGTAGATTACCCACATCAATATAGAATATGCGACGTTCAGGTGCACGGCTTAGACGATAGATCACAACCGCATCTTCTAACATGCGTGTCTGATTAAGAGGCTTAATAGCTTTGTGCAGATGCGATAGCACCATACGATTACGATTATCAAGCAAACCTGAATTTACATAGCAGATTGAATCAGGTGAAATCTTGACGCCTTGTGAATAGGCTGCACCTGCAAGGCCTGCAGGATTATACAAATAATATTCTGAATAAGCAGGGACTGTAGGATTCTTATCCTTAGTCGCATCACCATTTTCTTTTTTCTGAGGTACGCGCACCTTGCGAATGCGGCGAGGATCAACGTAACGCAGCTCTTTAATACCATCACGAGGATTAGATACATCAATCATGATATGATAATAAAGACGACCATCAACATACCAACGACGGAATATCTCATAGCAAATATTTGAGAAATCTAATAATTCAAGAAGTTCATCAAATTCTTCTTCTATACGTTTTTTAATACGATTAGGTTGTTTTAGATCATCCATCTTAATACGAACAACGGATGCATCTTGATCAGTCACAAGAGCTTCATTTACTATATCATCTACCGCAGCTTCAACTTCAGGATTCATAGACATTTCGCGATAGCGAGTAATAAGCTCAGCTTCGCTTTTGGCAGTACCCTCTAAATCAACGAATGTTCCGTATGCGCCGCCAGGTGCGATTTCAACCGCGCCGTCATCCTTCTGCTCCGGAACGAACGACGGGATCTGTACAGCCTTTTTGGCGTCTTCGTCAGCCCTGCCGATACGGAAGCCAAATAGCTCTATAGCCATGAGAATCCCTCAAAAAAAATAGGTCCGCCATATTTAGCGGACCTATCGTAAGTTCCGCTGACTGTAGCTATTATACTGTCAGCGTACCAGTTGTACCTGGGTTAACTAGATCCCAGTAATCATAGGCAAATTCCACACCAAATGTTTCGATCTGATCACCATTTTCCCAAGATAGATCGATTGCTCCAATATCTACTGGGAAAATATTGACAAATCTATATGTGCGGATTGATTCGCCAGTCTTAGCAAACTGCGTCACAGTAGCTGTGGTGCGATATGAAGCTGTTGTTGAGAGCTGTGGCGCACGCAAGTTAGCTTGGTGGCGATTGATCTCATTGCTCCATACTTCCATTGCTTGACGAACTTCGAAATCTTCATCATTGAGAATTTCCACTCTCCAGTTTGGAAAGGTGCGCGTTCCAGCAACTTTGATACGTCTACCATAATATGCGGGTTCAATCACTGTCAATGTGCTAGATGGAATCTGAGCAGCACGGCATGTGAAAGCAACACGAGCTCCTACATTAGGAACACCAGAAGGCGTATCGATAATAACATTAAAGAACGACGGACGGGCACCACCAAGTGGTAACCCTGCCGAAGCAAACTCTGAAATATTGAAGGCCATCTCTTAAATCTCCTTTGCCCGCGCCTTAGAAGTTGCCAACAATTTCAGAGAACTCGACGCCGGTGCGGACGGCAACAAAGTTCAACTGAATGAAATTGATCGAACGTGCAGGCTTTACATAGATATCACCAACAAATTCGTTACGATCAATTACTTCAGGTGTATTGTTAGATTCATCACAGACCACACGGAAATCATAAATCCCACGACGTCCTTGGACATCACGTAGGAACGGCTCAACCAAATTACGGAACTGAGCGCGAGTAAATTCATCATTGAACTCGAACAATGTAAATTTCGCCGCGGTAGCAATCGCCTTCTCAAGAACTATAAACAATCTGCGAACATTGACGCGGTCAAATGCAGACGGCTTCGCAAGAAGAGTCTTATCACCAAATAGCACTGTGCCTTGACCAGGGAATGTTACAACAGGATTGATGCCGCTCTTATACAGCTGATCACGTTGACCCTTTGTTGGATTCGTTGCAAGCTTGATCACATTCTTAACCTGGCCGCGATTAAATCCAGCAGGTGAGAACCAAGGATCACGCTCGTTGTCAGTACGAACCATCAGACCTGCGGTATCACCATTTAGCGGAACATAACGGTAGATATCATTGTATTTGTCATAGATATATTTGTATCCGCTATCAAGAACTGCATAAGAAGATGATGGTAAGCTATTGCGATATGTAATTGTATCATCAACATCTTTACCAACATATCCTGAATTATTCACTACATCTGAACGACGCGGTGAAATAACTGCTATACAGTCTTTACGAACTTCAGCAATATTGTTGATGATATGTACAGACTTGGTCAAATTACCATCACCACCAAGTATTAGTGATACATCAACTTCTTCCGGATTATTGAACTTGTTATATCCATTCACATAATCCGCGGCACGAGGAGATGCGCCATCACGACCATAAACAAATGAGTCATTGATTGGACGACCTTGTGTACCAAGACCAAAATTTATTCCACTTGCCAAATTACCTATGTTAGTAGCACCGGTTAGATTACCTGTCCACCAAGCATATGCAGAACGATCATTAATTACATTTTTGTAATATAGCGTAGCACCATCTTCTGAAATGGCATCAGAAGCCTTTGATACATTTGCAAATCTTTCGAGCACTGTATTTGCTGCACCAGACCATACACCAGTTTGGTCAGCAATTACTATATGCATTTCATCATTCGACCCGCCTCTCAGATTAACATACTCTGATGTACCTGGCGCTGCATCGAAATAATTGTAAAATTCCCAACGACGTTGTACGCTTGATTGGGTTGATACTGTATTACCAACATATTTGTTACGCAGCGTAAGCGATGTAGCGTTAGTTACAGAAGCAACTACTACTTGAGTCTTATCAGGTCCAGCCATCAAGACATCACCAATACGAATTTGGGTGCTAAATGCCGAACCCGTGCCTGTAACAGTGACTGAGTTATTTGTAAATGCTAAGGTACCTGTAAGGGTGCTAGCCCAAGCATTAGATGTTGGGCAGACCGAAATGC